AATTTCAAGGTGTCTTTTAATGCCGAACGATAGAGAAGAAGATTTACTAGAACGTATCCGAGAACTTCGTGGCTCAATGACCGAGGACAACGAAACAGAAGTCATGGCTGAAATTGAACAGCTTGAAGACGAACTCACAGGTGATTAATGGCCGGTCTTGGTATTGCACTTAGAGGGTTTGGTAAAGCTCTGAGAAGAACTTTCGGTAATCCGAAAAAAACACCACAATATAAAGATGAAACAACTGGTAAGATGTTAAGAAAATTACCTGAAGGAAACTACAGAGGTGCTGGTGGTAGAAAATTTAAAGTAGATAAAAAAGGCAAAATTAAGTAATCCAACTTTTCAATTCATCACCCATCACTTGACTGGCTATGTCGACTTTGTTCTTCAAAGCAGTTAATATTTTTTCATCAACCGTTCCCTGACAAACAAAATCAACATAAGTAACCTTATTCTTCTGACCAATTCTGTGAGCACGATCCTCGCTTTGTAATCTTATCTCAAGATCATAATTGTTTGAAAAGTACACAACAGTGTGAGAGGCAGTAAGAGTGATTCCATATCCACCAGTCTTAGGGTTCGCAACAAGGTACGTAAGATCATGTCCTTTGTCCTGAAAATTTTTAACAAGATCCATGCGTACTTGATTTTCTGTATCACCATAAAAAGCTGCAGTCGAAGTATCACCGTATTTCTCCTTTAGTTTTTGAGTTATTGTTTCAATATTATGTCTATAGTTTGCCCAGATAATTACTTTGCCATCGACTTCCTCTAGGACATTTAATAGTTCATCATATCGTTTGTTAGGCACGTCATGGATTTCACCATTATCATTAATAGTGAATCCACAACATACCTGGTGCAACTTAACAATCTGTGAGAGCCGGTTCACAGATGTCGTTGTTTTGTCATTGAAAATAAACATTGCGTTTCTTCTCAATGATTCATAAGCTACAAGTTGTTTCTCACTCATAGGTATGAACCTTTTCATATATATTTTCTCAGGCAGGTCCGTGCATTCTTCTTTCTTGACACGGAAAGCATGAGTATAAATCTTTTCTTCTAATTCATCTAAACGTTGATAGCCTGTTATCATCGGAAAGTGACGACCACCTGATGTAGGTCTATTAATAACCTTTGCGTAACGAGCACGAAAAGCATAGTAATTAGTTTGACCTAGTATCTTAGGGTCAAGAAAAGCAAACTGTGTATAAATATCTAGAGGTGATTTAGTAATAGGTGTACCTGTTAAAATTCTTTTGTAACTTAAATCTTTTGTCAACTTAATTAAGTTTTTTGTACGTTTAGCATTGTGTGTTTTGATAGTTGTACTTTCATCAACAATCATCATTGTTTTCTTTTTATCTTGTACACTGAGATATTTTTCTAAAAACTTTACACCCTTCGGTGATGAGATAGCTTCAATGTTCATCAAAAAAATATTTAAAGGAATGTGATCTTGTCTTTCTAAAAGTATTGTTAATTTAGATTTTGTATCGGGATCTTTTAAACTAGGGTCCCAGCTTGTCACGACATATTTTGTTTTTTCAAAGTTTACAAATTCAATAATTTCTTTTCTCCAGTTACGATACACGGACTTCGGTGCAAAGATTACACAGTTATCCACACCTTTTTCATGATGAAGAATTAATAAATCAATAATTGCTGTAATAGTTTTACCTGTTCCCATCTCCATGAGATAAGCAAAATTGTTGATATTCCTATCATGACAGATTCTCACTGCTTTAAATTGATGAAGAAAAGGTTCCTTCAAATAAAAGTTAGCCATATACAAAATAATATATTGCATTTTATTAGGATTTCAAGTATAACATTTGTAACGAACAATTAAGTGTTTAGCTGACACTTATAGCTTGTGGCGGAACAACGTTTTTAACAGAGGCGTAACGCACAGGGGTGATAGAGTAGGGCTAACTAGCTGAGGCTATCATGAGTAGGTACGAGTAGGGTAGAGCAATGTTTATCTGTATCCCGAAAGTTGGAGGTGAAACAACTAGGCCTCCCAAGCTGTTCTAACAAAGGAGGTAATATATGGCTGACGTGATTGACTTTGATGATCTGAAACAAGATGCAGGTGATTTAAAGAAACTTCAAGATGATGATCTAACAGGATTATCCAAACTTATTCAACGACAATTAGATTTAGACTCTGAAATAGAAAATATGGAAGAGACAATGAAAGAATTACGAAGAGAAAGAGATATTCTTTCTGGTGAAACAATTCCAACAAAAATGCAAGAATTAGGTATCAATGAAACAACCATGAAAGATGGCAGTAAAGTGACTGTTAAAGAAGGTTTTCATTGTAGAATACCTAAAGCTAAAGAAGATGAGGCATTAGATTATTTAAGAAATAATGATCTTGGTGATATAATAAAGAATCAAGTTTCAACAAGTTTCGGAACGGGTGAAGACAATATGGCTGGAGATTTAGCTGGATATATAGAACAGAACTTCGGTATCACCCCTAACGTGAAAAAATCAGTGCACCCCTCGACACTGAAGGCGACTCTTAAAAAGCGCCACGAAGAGGGATTAACGGACCCTGATGATCTCTTTGAGATCTTCATACGTCCAGAAACTAAAATAACAAAAGGAAAAAAATAATGAATGAACAAACAAAAAAACAGGAAGTAGCAACAAAGAAAGCTTCTGCCGTTGCAGCCCCTACCATTGATCTTGGTATGGTCGCACAAGACCAAGGTTTAGGTTTAGCCGTTGTTGATATGAACACGACTGCTATACCTTTCTTGAAAATACTTAGCTCTATGTCTCCGCAGACAAAAAAACAAAAGAGTGAGTATGTTGATGGTGCAGAAGAAGGTATGGTTTTCAATACTGTCACAGAAGAACTCTATGATGGTACTGAAGGTGTTACGGTTATACCATGTCACTTCGAACCTGTTGCATTAGAATGGTCCGATAGAGGAACTGGTTCCTCTGCTCCCATCGTTCACCCTGTGGATACTCCTCTTTGGGATAAAACAAAAAAGGACGCTGAGGGTAAATCTAGGCTTCCAGAGGGTACATATTTAGAAAGAACTCACAATCACTACTGCCTCCTTACAAACAGTGAAGGACTTACATCACAAGTTCTCCTATCCATGAAAGTGAGTGGACTATCTAAATCAAGAAAATGGAACAGTCTCGTGATGTCGGCTAAGGTGAAGAATGGTGATCAAATCATCAATCCTCCTAGTTGGTATTACTCCTATGTGCTTACAACTAAGCCTCAGTCAAATGACAAAGGTGACTGGTATAGCTGGGACATTAGAAGAGGTGAAGTCGTTTCGGCTAGTCAATACGAAGAAGGTAAACGATTTCATAACGCCGTGAAGAAGGGATCTGTTGAGGTCAACTACGAACAGGCGAGCGAAAGTTCTGGAAACGATAAACCAGACACCGACAATCCTTTTTAAGGGCTAGGGGGCTTCGGCCCCCTTTCACATATGGAAGCGTATCAAAAATTAAAACAGATCTTCAATGGTCTAAGCCGAGCCCATGGCGTATTTTATCGTGGTGAAACTAAAGAAAGCGGTAAAGTCGGTGGTAAGGCATATATTCTTAAAGAAGAAGTTACTGACAAACATTGGAGAGACCATGTCGAAGGAAATGATCCAAGCCTTGGAATTATTCCGATACGTGATGATAATACATGTTCTTGGTCTTGTATTGATGTTGACGATTACTCAATTGATGTACGCAAGACAATTACTAAATATACAAAATTAAATCTACCTATTATACCTTGCCGATCCAAATCGGGAGGATTTCATCTTTTCATATTTTTTACAGAACCTGTACCTGCAAAAGATGCTATTAAAAAATTAACAGAGATAGCTTCTGTGTTAGGATTTGCTGACTGCGAGGTGTTCCCAAAGCAAGAAACGCTCAATGCAGAACGTGGAGACACAGGAAACTTTCTCAACTTACCCTATTTTAAGGGAGACATGAGCGGAAGATACGCCATGGACCAAAATGGTGAGTCATTAACCATGGAAGAGTTCTTCGATTTGGTTTCTCAGAAGGCAATCACACACGACCAACTTAAAAACCTATCTGTACGCCCTTTAAAACAGAAAAAAGCCTCTTTTGATGGCCCTCCATGCATAGAAATCATGCAAAACATGGGTATTTTCGAAGGATCGAGGGATGATGTGGTATTTCACTACTGTGTCTATGCAAAGAAGAAGTATGGACCTGGTGAGTGGCAAAACAAAGTCATGGAATTTAACACAACGTACTGCAAACCACCGATGGGTTACGATCAAGTTAAGCTTAAGATAGATCAACACGAGAAAAAAGAGTATGGCTACAAGTGTAAGGACGTACCGATGCGTTCACATTGTGACAGCACGAAGTGTCGTGTAAGAAAATATGGTATTGGCAGAGATGATGTGGCAATGGACATTGCTAATCTCACAAAGTTAGAGTCCGATGAATCTGTATGGCATTTAGATGTAGACGGCTCACGGATCACGGTCACAACAGATGAACTAATGGACCAACGACTATTTAGAAAGAAAGTATTAGAGACACATACAAGTCTACCTGTAGAGATGTCTAAAAGAGATTATGAGGCACGTATCAGAGAACTACTAGAAACTTGTGAGATTATTAAGATGCCTAAAGAAGTTACGAGAGAAGGACGTTTCTATTCACACATAGAAGATTTTATATACAATCAAGCTATTGCAGATGATATTGAAGATGTACTAAATCACAGTGTATGGAAAAGTGATAATAAGATTTATTTTCAATTATCAAGTCTTGAAAGATATATGCGTAAAATTCAATTTAAAGAGTTTTCAACAACACAAATGGGTTCTTTGATTAGAGATAGAGGTGGTGATTCTAAACAATTTAGAATTAATAAAAATACAGTGAAGAATTTATTCTTTATACCTGATCCTAAACCACAAGATGAATCTAAGTTAAATGTACCTAAAGTAAAAGATGATGTCCCATTCTAAAATAAAAAAGATCTACGGACCACCAGGCACAGGCAAAACAACATTCTTACTTAACATTGTAGAACAAGAGTTAGAAAAGAATTTAACACCAGAAGACGTAGCTTTTGTTGCCTATACAAAGAAAGCTGCAAGTGAAGCTATCGGAAGAGCAGCACATAAGTTTAAGTTAGACCAAAAAGATTTTAAGTATTTTAGAACAATACATAGTCTAGCATTTCAATGTCTAGGTTTATCTACTAATGATGTGATGAAGCCCAAACACTACATTGAAATATCCGATGCTTTAAAAGTAGATTTAGCACCGAAAGATATACACGATGATGATGGTAATTTTATACAACAAGATCCTTATTTAAAAATCATAGACTTATCTAGAATTACAGGGATAGGTTTACATGAAACGTTTTCTAAGTTTGGACACATTGTAGGGGGCTGGAGAAAGCTAGAACAGATTGCAGAATATCTTAAAGAGTTTAAACAAAATAGAAAATTATATGACTTTACTGACATGCTGTTAGAGTTTAATCTTAGACCTGACATATGGCCAGATATAGAGGTAATCATCGTTGACGAGGCGCAAGACCTATCGCTCGTACAGTGGCAAGTTATTACAAACCTCATATCTAAAAGTAAAAGAGCCTACATCGCTGGTGATGATGACCAAGCCATTTTTAAATGGGCTGGGGCTGATGTTAATACATTTCAGTCTTATCCTGGCACTTCTGTTGTACTCAATAAATCCTACAGAATACCTAAATCCCACCACTTCGTGGCATCCAAGATCGTTCGAAAAATTAGAGATAGAGTCGAGAAAGAATGGGAAGCTAAAGACGAAGAGGGCAAGGTTGTTACAGTCTATTCACATGAAGCAATACCCTACAAAGATAAAGAGTGGCTTGTACTCGCAAGGACTAAATACATACTTAATAAAGTTGAAAAGTTCTTCTTGGAACAGGGCTACTACTACGCACGATTTGGACAGAGTAGCATAGCGGATAAACTCAAACATGCGATTGCCTCTTGGAACAAAGTATCAGAGGGTGAAAGTATTGGACTAGAGGGTGTCAAAGCTATGTATGAGTACATGACTTCCGGTATCGGTGTTCAACGTAATTATAAAAATCTCAAAAATTTAGATGATAAAGAAAAGTTTGATTATGAGAAACTAATGTTTCAACAGGGTTTATTAGTTGACAAGAATGCAACATGGTATCAAGCCTTAGATAAAATACCGTATGGTAAAGTGATGTATGTCCGACAGCTCATGAAGCGAGGGATAAACATTTGGCAAAAGCCACAAATAGAAATTTCTACGATACACGGAGCTAAAGGTGGAGAAGCAGACAATGTTGTTTTACTTTTAGATCTATCGAGAAAATCCGAAGAAGCATTAATTAACAACCCTGATGATGAACACAGAGTCTTTTATGTTGGTGCTACAAGAGCACGAAAAGAGCTATGGCTCGTACGTTCTGAGACAGATAGAGAATACCTGGAGGTAATACGATGAGGATTGTTTACAAAGACGGAAAAGTATTTATATCTTTAATAGAGAAAGAAATGAAGGATATCAAAAAGTCTTGGCCACAACCTGTAGAGATTGATAAAAGCTGGATACCATTTTTGGTAGAAGATATTGCTACAGTAAATTTAGAAGCATGGCAGGATGAATTAAATAAAAAATGAACTGTTGGCATTGCAATACAGAATTAAGATGGATGCAAGATGAAGACATTAGTGAAGAATCGGAAGTATTTTCTTTTATGACATTGTTACATTGCAGTACATGTGAATCATTAACAGAAGTTTATTTCCCCAAAGAAAAGGAGAAGGATGACAATACAAAATCCCCTATTTCAACCACCGAGTGAGTGGGTCTGTCCTGAGTTTATAGATTACAAAGGACAAACACCCGTTGCTATTGATTTAGAAACATACGATCCAGGAATCAAGGAACACGGACCAGGGTGGGCAACCGGTAATGGAAAAGTTGTAGGTGTTGCAATCGCATGGGAAGGTTTTAAAGGATACTTTCCAATTGATCACGACTCACCGGGTAACTACGATAAAAAAGTTTTTATGAGACAGTTTCAAGACATGTTAGATCGTTGTCCTGAAATTGTTTGTCACAATGCCATGTACGATATCGGTTGGATGAAACGTATGGGTATGAGAATTACATCAAAGATTTGGGATACCATGTTAATGGCACCTATCTTAGATGAAAACAGAATGCGATATTCTTTGAATATTGTTGGACAAGATTATTTAGGGGAAAAGAAATCAGAAGCACTGTTATATGAAGCAGCAAAAGAATGGGGTGTCGATGCAAAGAACGACATGTGGAGATTACCTCCCATGTACGTTGGACCTTATGCAGAACAAGATGCCGAGCTTGCGTTAAAATTATTTCACGTTCTTCAAAGAGAAATCCTCGCACAAGATTTAACTCACATTAATGAGTTAGAGCACCAGGTCTTACCAGTCTTGATTGATATGAAATGGCATGGTGTTAGAGTTGACGTAGATCAAGCTGAACGCACAAAGAACAAACTCTTAAAAGAAGAGTCCGAACATTTACAGAAAATAAAAAATGAAACTGGATGTGATGTGAATGTGTGGGAAGCTAAATCTATATCTAAAATGTTCGATGCATTGGATCTTCCATATGCACGAACTGAATTGACGGGTGCTCCAAAATTCGATAAGCATTTCCTCCGCACTCATGGACACCCGTTAGTTCAAGCTGTCGCTCAGGCCAGAGAATATAACAAAGCCCGAACGACTTTTATTGATACAATTTTAAAGCATGAACATAAGGGAAGAATCCATGCTGAAATAAACCAATTACGGGGTGATGGTGGTGGCACAGTTACAGGACGACTCAGCTACAATACACCAAACCTACAACAAGTTCCTTCCTCGAAGGTTTTAGGACCGATGATACGCTCGCTCTTTAAACCAGAAGAGGGGATGCAATGGGGTGCGTTCGACTACTCACAACAAGAACCACGTCTCGTGGTTCACCTCGCTAGTTTAACCGCTGGTGGGTTGAAAGGCGCAGATGAGTTTGTCAACGCATACCATGAAGACCCCAACACTGACTTCCATACAATGGTCTCCGAGATGGCTAAAATAGACCGTAAAAAGGCTAAAACGATCAATCTAGGGCTATTCTATGGCATGGGTAAGGGGAAACTATCTAGTGAACTGGGTTTAACACCTGGTGAGGCTGAGGACCTTTTTGAGAAGTATCATGGACGTGTTCCTTTTGTAAAAGAAATGATTGAACGAACCATGAAGAAAGCTGCTGATGTGGGTCATGTAAGAACATTACTCGGTCGTAAGTGTCGATTTGATATGTGGGAACCTTCACGCTACGGGGTCCACAAACCACTGCCCAGGGCCGAAGCCGAAAGAGAACATGGCAAACAGATACGCCGTGCCTTTACATACAAAGCTTTAAACAAAATTATACAAGGATCTGCTGCTGACATGACAAAGAAAGCAATGGTAGATTTACATAAAGAAGGAATTGTTCCACACATACAAGTGCATGATGAACTAGATTGTTCTTTTGACAGTGAGCAACAAAAGAATAGGATTATGGAGATAATGCAAAACGCAGTGCAATTAGAAGTGCCTGTAAAATTAGATTGTGAGGTTGGACCATCATGGGGCGAGGCGAAATAGATAAAAAGAAAGATGACAAAGTAGAAGCAACATTATGTCCAAGCTGTTCTTATGAACATGTCGTTGTTCCTATGTTTCGTATTGATAACGATAACTATCATTGCCTACTGTGTAGGACTTCCTTTGTAAAAAGAGTTAATGGTAGAACTTTATTTATACCTGTAACGGATCCTAATGTTGAGTTTGAACCTGACTTTGAAATAAGCAACGACAATTAATAAACTGTTTTTTGCAAGAGACACTAATCTAATAACTTTTGCGATACACAAAATTCCTTTCATGTTTCGGCCGTTGCTATCCTAATATTTTATCAGTTGCATAACTGTCATGCAATCAAAACAAAACTAAAAATTATTTTTCTGTGTATAAAAGTGCTAGGAGAAAAATCATGTTTAACTTAACCAACAAAGCAAAAAACCATTTCTTAAACTTCTTTAAACAAGAAGATAAAGATGAATCAATTAAAGAATTTTGCCAATCTGAATATAAAAAAGATTGGTATGCAGCTTACAGATTCTTCAAAGAAGAAGGTCAATTTCCAAATTTTATAAGAAGAACCTTATAATAAATCTTCTAATACGCCTGATGATGCACAATTGAATTGTAATTTAATTGTCTCATCACGGCTTGTTAGTTCTGTAGCCACTAGCTGGTAATATTCATTACATTCTTCATAGCTATCAAAGATAACTTCCGAACCTAATCGTACACATTTTTGATCGTAGCCTAATCCGATACATGCCCAGCCTACTAAAAAGAATTTTAACATCTATTTACTCCTATTGACATTTATACCATAAATTCTTATATTATACTAAGAAATTAGGATTATGTTATACATTGTATTAATATCATTAATATTAGTCACACTAATATTTTATTTTAGATGGTTTATGGCTACAGGTCTAATTTTTATTTTAATATTACACTTTTTAGGAGTTATTTAATGGATGCAAGCAAATACAAATCAGTAGCTATCAAGGTCGCTGTGTATAATAAAGCACGACCAATGGCAGAAGAAGATTACTGTACCATGGGTGGATTTATACAAAAACTGATTGATGATGAATACAAATTTAGACAAGAGGAGAAAAAGAATGGCAAACTACGAAAATAAAGAACAATTAAAGAAACATTTATCTAATGCGATTGGCTATATGAAGCATGATCGTACACAGTTTTCTTTACCCACAACGGTAGCTTTTTTAGAAGGATACCTGGATGGCTTAGAAGAAGCAGAACGTAAATTACAAAGCACACTTGAATTTATGGATAAGAAAAACGATTTTTTTGATTTTGCGGATAGTGAAAAACCTGAAATCAGATAACAAGTTCCGATTGCGCCGGCCCAATTCGGGTAAAGCAGATGTATAGTGTGAGGTAGTAAGAGACTTTGAATATCTCTGTTCAATTACTACTATTGCCGCTGAGGACACATGAAAAGCTGTGAGTTTTAGTTGGAGTGCCTTTCCTCTATCTACGACTCAGGTCGGCTGACCTACAAAGGAGGATATAATGAAACTAGACGAAATAAAAAAAGCAGTTGATGAGGGTAAACCTGTCAAGTGGGGTAACAAACAGTATGACGTTATTAAAGATAATATTGGTCAATACATGATTGTTTGTCGAACGAACTATCATACAATTGGTTTAACATGGAAAGATGGTACTACTTTAAATGGTAGACCCTCTGAATTTTATGTAGCGAAAAGACCATGAAATTTCAACCTGTATACGAATATCAAGACGGTCGAGGACATTCCATCCGCTTTTCTCATCAACGAGATAAAAGACGCAGAGCGAGGAAAAGAGCCGAGAAAATCATGGGTAAAAGTTATTTTACAAACCCCAAGGAATCATTAGAATTGTCTCATGGATATAAACATGATGACAGAAGACCTAGAGTCCCTAATCTCTAGGCGTATGGTGCTTGATCTTATTGATTATGATAAAGACTTTTTTAAAAATAAAAAACATAAGGTAGAAGCACTTAGAGCCTGTGCCGATCTTTGGGACCACGAGCTCGTGGGTGATACCAAGGATTTACAGGAAGCAACACGCCGTTTAATTGTACAAAAAATAAGTAAACTCAAGGACGGAAATGTGTTATCTTTCCCAAGATGATCAAAGATATTGTAACTAATGTAGAAATCTTCACGAAAGTGTCTAACCCACCGGAGATGCAGGAATACTTGATGTATCGTGTATTATATCGAGATGGTAGTAGTGAGGAATTTACCCACGATCAGTGGCATAAGATTGTAACTAGGGGTTCTGGAGCCTTGAATCAAGGCTCACCGACCACCACATAGTCTTATTTTTTTTCTGATATTTGCGCCTGTAACAGAGCAATGACTATGTACGCTTCTTCTAATTTCTTTTCTAATTCTTGCATGATAAACCTCCCTTATATGCGTTAGTGCGTACCTACCACTGTATCAAAGACTGTTTTTAAAAGTCAATAAATCTTTGCTCTTGACTTTATTTTTTGTTATGTTCCTACTATAGACACAAGATTATAACCCACGAAACACGGACCAAGGAGTAAACAATGCCAAAAGGACAAACACCAAGACAAAGAAAATTTAGAAAAGAAACAAAACCCTTGCGTCAAGCAACTAGACTAATTAATGATTCATTAGAAAAAATTAAGAAAACACCTGGAATGGTAGGTATGGCTGGAATAAACAAAGCAGTTTTAAATAAAGCAAAAAAACTTAAACCTTCAGGTAGACTTAATGCTAGTGACATAAAAAGAGCTAGAGATATGCTCAAAAAAAGAAAAACTAAATAATGGCTGTATTTGCAGGAAAAAATAAAAATTACGATGCTTCGAAGTCTTATCGAAATCAAACTCCTGTTTATAAAACACCTACTCCAAAGAGACCTGCCTCTTCTGGTGGTACAAGTCCTGGATCAGGTTATACACCAGGCGGTGATTCTTATAAAAATTACAGTGATAAAGATCAAAACATCATGTTTAATCAAGCAGGTGGTAAAGATAAGTTTTTAAATCAAGTTGCAAACGTAGAACAAAAATATGGTCGCTCCGCAGACGTACAAAATTATTTAAACAAAGCCAAACAATATTTTAATGCACAATCATTAGGTGCAACAACCTCTAACACAGGTGGTATTGAACGCTTAAACTTTACAACACCGGGTATGGAGGTCATGCGTGACGCTCAAGGTAGACAAATTTTATCCATGATGCGACCTGAACTGACAGCACAAGCGCCTACCACCGCACAATTCTTTGGTGATATGGCTGGTGGTGTGAGTAATCTTTTAGGTGCTGCAGGTGAATTTATTACAGGCGGTGGAGCGCTCGGTAGAATACTTGATGCTGCGAAGCAAAAATTTTCACAAGGTAAAGACTTTATTCAAGGTGCGTTTAATCCTGGAGATATTAATCAACGTGTGAATGCACTGAACCCTGAACAACAAAGAATTTATGCGATGTATATGAATCAAGGGATGCCTTATCAACAAGCGTTTCAAATGGCTTCAGGTCAACAATTTGCTAGCGGAGGTATTGCTACACTTAATTAGTAGGATCGAATATGTCTACTATTTCTTCTATCATTCCTCTGGGAATCACGGTCGACCGACCAAACTCTTTGGACTCTGGTATAAAGTCTGCGATTAACGTAACAGATTTTTTTGATTGTTTTAGGAGTAATCCATAACTATGGACCAGGGCCACATCTTCAAGCTTTTCGATATCCTCTTTATCATACCACCCGGACGGATGTTCAACGGTATCGAGCCACGAAACACGGACCAATTTCAAATTGCTCCAATTCATGTAAATCACTATATATATTATTCTACACAAATTAAATCTAAAACCGTCCGAAAACAACAAAATCGGTTTACATATTTACAATATAGTAAAAACATATATATATCGCGGGTTCCCTCTGTAAATAAGTTGTCATCTCGTTGTAAACGGATCGCTTTTGGTTTACACAATTTGTTGAAAAATAAGGCTTTTTGGAGGGTCTTCAGTTAGAAAATGGAAAAAACTACATCAAAAAAACAGGTAAAAATGCTTGAATTGACCCCAAAACAGCAGAAATTTGTCGATATTTTCATCGAAAAAGGGCATTTGCAGAGTGCAAAACAGTGTGCAATTGATGCTGGATACGCTGAAAGTGGTGCTACTGTCAACGCAAGTCAATTACAAAACCCTAAATACTACCCACATGTTGTTGCAGAAATGGATAGAAGGCGTGCGGAGTTGGCCCGTAGATACTCCATTACATATAAATCACATGTGCAAAAACTAGCAGAACTTAGAGACTCAGCAGAAGCAGCTGGTAATTACACAGGAGCTATTGCTGCCGAAAAGTACCGAGGTATGGTGGCTGGCTTATATATTGACAGGAAAGAAATTATGCATGGCACGATTGATCAAATGTCGGTAGGAGAGGTAGAGGACAAGTTAATTGAACTTAGAAAAAAACTATCCATTCAAGGAGACTATGAAGTTATTGAACAAGACACATCTGAAGGGTCACTTATCGGAGAGCATTGCGATGACTTACCTACTGAAGAAGGGGAATTTAGTCTTCAAGACGATACATGATACTGGTTGTGTAGATATTGTTGCCATTGATAAACGTGGAAAAGTACATTTGTATGATGTCAAAACAGCTGCGAAATATCTAAATGGTAAGAAAAAAGGAAGACAAATTAATAGAATATTAACTCCACTACAAAAGAAACTCAGAGTTGAGTTATTGATGGTGGATTTAGAAGAAGAAAGGTGCTGGGTAATTAAACATGGCGGAAGAGAAGAATCTCTGGAAACAATTAAAAAATAACACTAAATCAGTAATTTGGACTAGAATTGAAAGTTCTACAGGTTTAGGTATTCCTGATCTGTTTGGATATTGGAAAAGAGGCTTTTGGTTAGAGTTAAAGATAATAACCAATAATAAACTTAACTTCTCAGCACATCAAATTGCGTGGATTCATAGGCATTATTCTGCTGGCTGTCCTGTGTTCGTACTTGCCAAAGACCCTCTTTCGAAGACCCTTAAATTATTCTCAGGCTCCATTGTCCGTGATCCATTATCCATTAACGATAAACCCGTCCTTTGTTCCATCGCCCCCGGTTCCAGGTCCCAGAGCTGGGATCTCCTGATGCACTTACTGGGTTGCTGGACTCCTGATGGTAGTTCAAGCACGAAGCTCCATTAGACTCCATTCCCACGGCCCACCACCATTACCTCTTAATAAAAAAACCTGCAGCCAGCATCCCTGGCTGTGATGGTTGACAGCAGGAGTACATTGTGCTACTGGATAGATCTTCCTTCTTTGTTTAGTTAGCCAAACATTAAACAAAACGGTGAGTCGAAGTCCTCGGCTCACCACCCTTTTTCCATTGTCCATTCCCCATTACCACACGACCTCTTAGTATTACTATTATATACAGGAGCTGGCATCCCAGGCTGGTCTCCTGACAGCAGGAGTAGCTAACTAAAAAAAGTTTTGTTTTACCTCTTGACATCCCAACATATTAGGACTATATATATCTTAAGGTATGTGTCTCCCGATCCACACTGCTTAATTCGTGACGAAATTAAGAACAACAGGCGGGTCATCACTTAATTCCTGTGGCAAGTGGAGGATGCGCAGGGAGCCTTAAACAAAGGAGAAAGAAAATGAATTACCATTTCAAGCACATTGAATACCGATTATTGTTTCAACATGGCTGGGACAGGTGTCCCTGGTTCGTGAGCTGGAGAGAGGAGGTCCATCATGCCAGTAGAGTTTAAACAAGACTCCATCAAGGAATGGATCACAAGCAACCTGGATGAGAGTTGCATCTCTGACGTTGTCCTGAACGGATGCCAGGGGGGCACGATCCCCGAGCTGATATACTATGCAGACACGAATGCATTTTATGAAAAGTATCAAGAGGAGATTTGGCAAATGTTGTGGGACTCGTACTCCGACTGTGGCTCTGATTCTATTCTCCATTTTATAGAAACCTTTAACGGATCCAGTGGCGTGGCATCAGACCTGCAATTTAGAAACCTGCTGGCGTGGTACGCTGCGGAAGAAGTGTGTCGCCAGATCATGGACGATAAAGAATCGAAGGAGTGCTTTGATGAAATAAGCACGGCGCTTCATCAAACTTAATGCCGCCTTTTTTAGTTTACTTTGGAATAATAACACTGGTAGTGGTGATGGTTTCGTTTTCCATCGCCAAGCTACCTTTTGGCATTGGTGCAGTATTCCGTGAAATATTGGCGAGCTGG